GTGTTTTCAGATGAAGTTCTTGAAAAAATTTTTGCCAGAAAAGAGATGCAGTCGTTAGATCTGTCGACACAATCGGCTATTATACATGCAATTGAAGATGTTTTAGAGGAGGTAGAACAAAATGAACATGAACGGACCGTATCAGACTCCAATTTATAATCAGCCGGTTCAATATGGTCAGCAATACACACCATACAATCCTTATGTCAATCAGCCTCGCATAGATGCAAACCAAAACTATGCGCAGGCATTGCAACAGGTTCAGCCGCAAATGCCGGTTCAAACTTTTGGCATAAATGGAAAAGTAGTTCCGGCGGTAGAAAACATCACTGCCAATGATGTGCCAATGGATGGCAGCGTTGCATTTTTCCCAAAACAGGATATGACAGAAATATACGCTAAAAGTTGGAACGCAGATGGCACAATTCGCACAATCGTTTTTAAGCCAGTTTCGCATGATACTGTTAGCAATTTATCGCATGATACTGAAAAATTGAAATTTGACCTATCAGACGAGTGCACAGGTGCATTTATGCAGAAGTTCGATGAACTTTTTGGAAAGATTGAACAGATAGAAAACCGGTTAGATAAACTCCCTAGCGGTCAAAGAAAAACTTCACAGGTAAAAAAGGAGAGTGATCCAGAGTGAACCCAATGCAGGTAATTTTAAATCAAATGGTAAATTCCCCACAGGTACAGAATAATCCAATGGCTAAAAATGCCATGCAAATGTATCAAAACGGAGACAGCAATGGCTTAAAATCAATGGCAGAAAACCTTTGTAAAGAAAGAGGAATTACAGTAGATGAAGCAAAGCAAAAGGTTATGAGTATGTTTAATCATTAGTACATTTTGGGGTGCGCGCAAAATAACCGGTTATCCCATTTGTAAATAGATCAGATGGAGGTAAACAAAATGTTTAATGGAAATGCAATGCCTAGTCTTGCTGATATTGCAGCAGTGACAGGAAACGGAAGAAACAATGATGGTATGTGGGGCGGCGATGGCTGGTGGGCTATCATTATCTTCGCTATGATCTTTGGCTGGGGCGGCTTTGGCGGCAATGGCTGGGGAGGAAACGGAGGTATGGGAGCGACAGCATCTGCATACACCGACTCTGCAATTCAGCGTGGTTTTGACACGCAGGCTATCATCGGAAAGTTAGATGGTATCACAAATGGTCTCTGTGATGGATTTTACGCACAGAATACCGCCGTTATGAACGGTTTCCATGGTGTAGACAATGCAATCTGCAACCTTGGCTACCAGACACAGCAGGGATTTAATACCACAAACGTGACACTTATGCAGGCGCAGAATGCTTTACAGTCCCAGTTGGCTAATTGCTGCTGCGAGACCAGGGAAGCTATCCAGGGTGTGAACTACAATATGGCGCAGAACACTTGCGCATTACAGAACACCATGAACAGCAACACCAGAGACATTATCGACAGCCAGCAGGCAGGAACAAGGGCAATCCTTGATTACCTGTGTCAGGAAAAGATTTCTTCCTTACAGGCAGAAAATAATGACTTAAGAAGAGCCGCATCACAGGATCGCCAGTCTGCATTGCTCACTACTGCAATGTCAGCGCAGACACAGCAGATCATCAACGCTGTAAATCCGGCTGCAATCCCGGCATATGTTGTTCCAAATCCTAACGCTTATGCGTATGGCTGTGGATGCAACACAGGATGTAGCTGCTAAAAGTAGCTGCTACACAAAATTGAATAATTGAGTATCTTAATTGAGTTTAACTCGATTATGTCTGCTGTGCAGTATTGCTTATAAACACAAAGGGCAGACTATAATGTTTGCCCTTATTTTTGAAAGAGAGGTAAATAATTATGGCAGAATTTACAGGAATTGCAATTCAAACTGTCGCGCAGGGAGAAGATGTAGCATTTACAGAAACTCCGGTATGCGCAACAAAATGCATTGTTCATAGACAGGGAAGTGGCATTGTTAAATTAAGAGGACTTACAAATCAGTGCCGGGCAAGATTTTTGGTATCTTATTCCGGAAACATTCAAATTCCTACAGGTGGCACAGTTGAAGCTATTTCACTGGCTATTGCAATTGACGGAGAACCGTTGCAGTCAACTCGAATGATTGTTACACCGGCGGCAGTTGAAAACTTCTTTAACGTTTCGGCGCAGGCATATGTGGACGTTCCTCGCGGTTGTTGTGTTACGGTAGCGGTACAGAATACTTCTACGCAGGCAATCGAAGTTCAGAACAGCAATTTAATTGCGGTCCGGGAAGCATAGGGGGGGCGGTTTTATGGATATTATGAGAATGCACGACATGATTGAAAAACTGTCTGAATGTGCTAAATGCGAAATTGACAAAGGAATTGAAAATATAGACCCATGCGAAATGGGACAGGTTACAGATATGATGAAAGACCTTGCAGAAGCAATGTATTATCGTACATTGATGAAAGCAATGGAAGAATCCAGTGCAGATGAAACAATGGAAATGTTTGAGCGTTACGGAGACGGCAGACGGTATTATGACCGTTACCGGTATGCAGACGGCAGATTTGCGCCAAAGGGAAGAGGAACGCGGAGAGGATATGACGAACCTCCGTACTGGCACATGACACCGGAAATGTACCGGGAAATGGAACACGACCGTGATATGGATCGTTCTTCCGGCAGAATGTATTATACCGAGCCTAAAATGACACCAGATGGTGGAATGCGTGATCGCAGAGAGGGCAAAAGCGGCATGAGCCGCAGAAGCTACATGGAAAGCAAAGAGCTTCACAAAGGCAATACGCCAGAAGACAAGGATGCAAAGATGCATGACCTTGAAAGATACATGAAAGAGCTTTCGGAGGATATGGCGGAACTTATCTCCGACATGACACCGGAAGAGCGCACAATGACAAAAAGCAAGCTGTCAACGCTTGTTTCCAAAATGTAATGGCAGGGGCAGAAATGCCCCTGTTTGTTTGAACATTGACAACTGAATATCAGCTAGTGATTTGTGGATTTGGAAATTTTTCAAAAAGGTATTGACTTTTTGTGCGTACTATTATATATTAAATGTGCGTATAGAAAGAAGGTGCTGAGAATGTCTCCACGCACAGGCAGACCTAAAGTTGACAATCCTATGAATGAAAGACTTTATGTTCGAGTATCGAAGCAAGAAAAAGATGAAATTATGAAATTTTCATCAGAAAGTGGATATTCCATATTAGAACTTATAAGGGCGGGGATTGAAAAGCTAAAAGGTCAAAAAAAATAAGAAGTTGCCACGCTACCAACGAAAACAACTTCTTATCAACCGAGATAACTCTCTGTGAAATATTTTATCATAGAGAGTATCTCTTTTCAAGAAAAAATTGAAAGGCAGGAAAAATCTATGAGAGAACTGTATATTGAAGAAATTACCAAAAATCTGAATTTACTCAGCGAACACTTTTTAAGATGTGTCTGGATTTTTACAAGTAACCTTGCATCCGACAAGAAAGGCGGTGCAAGATGAAAGAACAGCTGATAACGGAAATCCAGAACATACAGGACGAAAAATTTTTGCATTTCATTTTGAACACGATACTTTCATTCAAACAGAAATGGGGGATTTGCTGATGAACAATATTCATATGAAACAATTAGAACAGACGTTAACCAGTATGGAAGTTTCGGAAATGGTTGGGAAAGAACACGGCAAATTATATTGAAAGATATACGGCGATATACATCGCAAATCGCCCAAGCCAATATTGGCTTGGGCAACGAGAGCAAAATTGCGTTGGTTGATTTCTTTCGAGAAAATACATATAAAGATGCTAACAACCAAAGCAGACCTTGCTATGACATCACGAAGAAAGGATGCGAATTTATCGCGCACAAGCTGACCGGAGTAAAGGGAACGGCTTTCACAGCTCAATACATCAATCGCTTCCACGACATGGAACAGGCTCTGAAAAATACGCAGGCTGAAATTCCGGAGAAAGACCCGTTTGCACGCTGGAGCATCGTAAAAAAGATAGAAAGTGGTAAATGGTTTAATAAAAATAACTGGAAACTCAAAATTATCTGTGACCGGTTCGGATGGACGAGAAAATTTTTATATCACAAAATTCTTGTGGAATTGTCTGACTTACATAACTTAGAACTTGTGGAAAAGTTCTATACAGTCACATATGGGCATAAACCGGAGTACAAGATGGACTTGCTAGACTACAGCAAAGAACTTGCTGGAACAGCAACAAGGTACATTAATTATTTGTTGATTGAAGAGCAAGAAGAATAACTTTAAATTTAGAAATCACTGGCTGATATTTGGCTGGTGGTTTCTTTTTTTGGAGGTAAAATATGTTTGTGATAAATGGTATTGAATGGGAAATAAAATTTGTCCGCGGTGCAAGCAGTAAGCTGATGCGATCTGATGGCTCTATCAGCCTTGCTGTGACAGATTGGAACAACAGGGCTATATATGTTTCAGATAAACCGAAAAATGGCTATTTGCGCAAAATACTGGCTCATGAACTTTGTCATTGTTTTTGCTTTTCCTATAACATTCATATGCCGATTGAGCAGGAAGAGTATCTTGCGGACTGGATCAGCCTGTACGGTACTGATTTGATCTATCTTTTGGATGATCTGATGTCAAACATTGATTGGAGGGCAGCATAGTGGACAAAATAGATGAATTGCTGCGGTATATTCACAGAACAAACCCGGAAATGACAAGGGAAAAGCTGATAAATGAACTAAGCAGAAGTGATTACGCCGCACGTTCTTTGCTTTTCACAAAAGAAGTTGTTTGTCAAGAAGAAAAATAGTAAAATGTTTTTGGGGTGATAGTATTGTACAATGGATGTCATACATCTTTTGATGTTATGAAAGAATATATGATCTATGGAGCGGAGCTTGATGAAAAATATCAGATCCCGATTGTCCCGGCATGCAGCTTGGATTATTTGCCGGAGGACTCCATAGATTTTGGAGAGAGCTTTTCACAAAAGATAAAAGGGCATAGAAAATTAAATGTGAATTTCTATATTGACGATTCAAAGTTTCAAAGACTGTGGAATAACCCGGATAAATACCTAGAGCACTTGAAGTGTTTCCACTCGGTCTGTATGCCGGATTTCAGTATTGCTACAGGCGATTGTGGTATGCCGTTTGCTTTGAATCTGTATAATGTGTACCGGAATCATGCGCTTGCACATTACATGCTGCTGAACGGGATCCGCGTTATACCGTCCGTAGGCATCCCGGACAAAGACAATTATGATCTTTGTTTTGCCGGATACAGTAAGGGTGGTGTGATCGCTGTATGCACAAATGGAAGAGTGCGGGCAAAGGCGGCACGGATAGAGTTTTGCGAGGGATTCAAAGTTATGATCGACATGTTGCAGCCACATACAGTGTTGATCGTCGGGAAGATACCGGATGAATTAAACACCGATGTAAAGATTGTAAATTATAAATCACGCAACCAGAAGGTCAATGAGAGGTTTTCAAATGGGAACAAGAACAACAAAATCACAGAAAAAACAGAAACAGACTGAGAGTCAGAGGAAGAGAAGAGAACGAATTAGTCAAATTTCACAAGTTGCGAAATGACGCATAATAATTTACTGTGCATATTGTCTTTTCACAGTTGGAATCTCATTTTTCAACTTTTGAATTTTTTTCTTCTTGGAAAACGGCTCGATTTTGAGATCAGAAATCAGAATTTTCACACCCCGGCGGGCTGCCGGGATAGTGCACATCGCTGTGATCAGCAGGCCGGCATTGTCTGACATGCTGCCGGATGCCAACGCGGCAAGATGAACACAGTGTTTACAGGCTTGCAACGTCGTAAAAACGATTTACAGACGTTTCGCGTTGTAAATATATAAAAGCACTGCATAGCCTTGCGCAAGCCTTAAAATGGCTTATACGTGTTCGCTTAAGCGCATTATATGACCGGGCGTATATCTTGTCAAGTTGCAATATATCCGGACACTGGAAAAAGCCGGGATGATTCCGGCTTAAAATTCCTCTATTTCCGCAGCATTTTGCTCCCATTCTGGAAGCGTTTTGAAAACTTCCCAAGCATCGTCGAACGTTTTAAAGTCCGTTCCTTTGCCGTCATTTCTGAAAAATCCATCTTCAACGCTATAAACACTTCCCATGCATGTGACTTGAAAAACTGTCTGTGCTCCGTTCGGATAAGTCATTTATAAATCCTCCTAAAAAAATAATATTCCCTTACGGGTAGAACCGCCGCCGGCAGTGGTTCCGGCGTGCATCCTCTGCGGCGGTTATTATGCTTTTTTATATCCGTTTTCAGCAGCATATTTTTCAAGCTCTTCCAGTGTTTCAAATGTTGTCACAATTCCGCCGAATCCTTTTGTAATTCGGTCGATTGTATACATGCCACAGTCATACAGGCATGCATAAAAGTTTATTCTGCCTTTTTTTAATAAAAATAATTTTCTCATACTTCAATTTTCCTCCATATTCAAATTTTTTGGTAAAAGCAAGCCGGGGAATCGAACCCCGGTAAACGCCGCCGCTTGCCTAATTTATAAAATTGTGCGAACCTCATTATAATCATCATTTAGCTCTATCAGATTAAATAAATCGTGTTTTTCTCCTAACTCAAAATACTGATTGATAGCATCCTCTTCGCTATCGGCTAAAATTATTTCGAAATTATCGTCTTCGATCTCTGCTCTGTAATACTTCATAAGATCAACCATCCTTTCATTTTCCTATAGATACAGTTCCATAAGTCCCACATTTTTATTTTCAACTAAGACAACGCCTGGGCGGACAACGGAAACATACTGTTTTACAACGTTCTCGATTCGCTCGTTGCTGTAATACGGTGCCAACTTTTGGCGTGTGTATTCTTTCGCTTCTTCAAGTGTCATCATCTTCATAAAATCAACCATCCTTTCATCATGCGCCCTGTCTCATCGGTGCAGGTAGGGCAGTTCCTGCAGACGGCGGCAGCTTCCGCCGTTTCGACTAATTTAATTTTAACTTTCACGATCGTTCCCTCCTGTTTTTGTGTTCTTTGTTTTCCTGTTGAGATTATAATACACAAAGATGTACTTTTAATCAATATGCAAAATACACAAAGATGTACTAACATAATATGCAAAATACACAAAGATGTACAAAACAATAAAGATTGACAATGAATACACAATGATGTATTATTCATTTATAATAGAAAAGAAAGGAGTACACCATATGACGGAGACAGTAGAAAAAAGAAAGAACGTTTATAGCGGGTCTATTTCATATAGAAGATTATGGGAGACACTGGAAAGAAGAGGGATTAAAAAAACAGACTTGAAAGATAAGGAGAAGTTTAATTTATCCCCAACACTGGTTAATCGTCTTGTAAAAAATCAAAATGTCAGTGTTGATACGATCATGTATTTATGCGATCGACTGAATTGTCAACCGTGTGATATTTTAGAGTATATAAAATAAATACACAAAAATGTATTTTATGTATTGACAAACAATACACAAAGGTGTATTATAATATTGTCGAAAGGCAATAGGCGAAAGCCGGAAAGGAGAAAAATGAGCGAAGATATGAGTGTATTTAAAAGTTACTTAAGAAGGCTTTTACAGGATCTGAAAGACCTCAAAGAAGTTTTGAAGTCTAAGGATTATGAAAAAGCGGAAAAGATGGTCGATCAGCTGATTGATGATACTCAAAAGGGTATTGAAGACAATTAAAAGAAAGGGCTGGAGAAAATCCAGCCCGACACACAAAAAACATACCAAGTCAAACAAAGCACACGAAAGACAATTCCCAAAAAGTTGGTAAATCTTTCGTGTTTTTATTTTTGGAGGTGGTGCAGGGAAACAAGACGAATTTACAAAAGATATACAAACCTACGCAAGATAAAATATACAATTTTGTTTTACTAAGGATATTATGACGCTAAGTTTTACACAAGATGACTATATTTGAAAGAAATTGAAAGGTTTATGTATATGAATAATTTAACAGTGACGGAGTATAAAAATATTCGCGTACTCACAACACAGCAGATTGCGGACGCGTATGGAACAGATAGTAAAACGATTTCATACAATTTTAATCATAACAAAGGGCGGTATAAAGAGGGTAAACATTTTATTTTGCTTGATGGAGAAGAACTCCGGGCGTTTCGTGAAATTCACGATTTGCCAAGTAATCTTAATCGTCTGTATCTCTGGACAGAGAAAGGCGCGTTTCTTCATGCAAAATCATTAAACAATGATATTGCTTGGGATGTGTATGATAGACTTGTTGACAACTATTTCAACAAAGATCAAAACGAAATCCCGAAAGATTACCCTACAGCGTTAAGGGCTTACGCTGATGCACTGGAAAGAAAACAAGAGCTTGAGGAAAAGAATAAATTTCTCTTGACCGAAAACGAGAGGATGAAGCCGAAAGAAGAATTTTTCGATGCCGCAACCGATAGTAAAGACGCTATTGATATAGGGCAGGTCGCTAAGGTTTTGAACTTCCCGGGAATTGGTAGAAACAAGCTTTTTGAAATTCTTAGAAATAACGGAATTTTGAAACAGAACAATGAACCATATCAGAAATATATTGATTGTGGATATTTTAGAGTTATAGAACAGAAATATGAAGCCAGACCGGGAGAAATCCGGATAAATATTAAAACTCTTGTTTTTCAAAAAGGTGTTGATTACATTAGAAAAATACTTGACAAAGTAGCATAGATAAATAGAAAGGGCGGCATGAAAATAGCCGTCTTTTTTGTGAAAAACATAGAAAATATTTGTACAAAATCAACAAAATTTTAAAGGTGCAAATTAGAATATAATCAAGGTAAAAATGATAGAATAGTATCACTTTTGTTGCAATGCAACACTCTTGCAACAAATTGCAACATTTTTGCAACGTAGATATAGACACTAGAGTTAGAGAAAGAGTATATTCTCTCTTGTAATATTAAAAATATATATTATAAATAAGGCAGTATATTTATATAAATAATATATATAATATACAGGCTTAAAATTTAATTTTAAAATATACCTTGACAAGAAAATGATAGAATGATATTGTTTTATTAAATTAAAAAGCATTCGGGCAACGGGCGGCGGCAACCGTCGAGGTCCCGAAAGAAACGGACTTCATGCAGCCGGTACAGTCGAGATCATCATGATCTGATTGTATCAGTTGCATTTTTTATTTTAAGTATTCCACTACTGGAGAGAGGAGATATATAACATGTCAGCAGTTGAAAATCAGGAAATAAATAATAATACCGTTGATGTTTTTAAAAGTGATATTGACATGTATATAAATCTCTGGATGGAAGAGAGGAATATAGAGGATTTATGCAAAGTATCACAGAATAGATGGTATAACTGCTGTAAATATATTTATGAGCATGTATTCAAAGTAAATCCAAAGTACCTGAAGGATGATAATAATATTAATAATGCCTATGATACAGATAAGGTTAACGAGGTATTAGATATATATATAGACCTGTGTAATGACTACGAGAAAGTAGTGAATATTGTTGGGTTTACATTCTTTACCGGAATACATAGAGATACGTTAAATGGCTGGGTTAATGGCGTGCAGCTAGGCTCTTCAGGCTCCGACATTTGCAAAAAAATTGACGAAATGCGTGAGGAAAGTTTGGTAGGTTTACAGGTTTCCGGCAAAGGAAACCCAATGAATTACATGCCGTCACTGAATAAGTACTGCGGCTTCAATATGCCGGGCGTTAGAGATCAGGGACCCAGAGCAAGAGCGTTGACAGCCGAAGAACTGCCACGTCTTGGGGCTAATAATTGTATAGGATTGCCGAACAACTCCGACAATTCTGGTTGAAAAAAGCGAGAAAAACGCAATAGACAATTCAAACAATTTAAAGCCCAGTGTTTAATGGTCTTAAGGCGCATTAAATCGTTGATACATTACGCAAAACAAGGGTTTTGCGAATAGTTGTAAAATACGAATGGAATTGAACGAACAATTCAAACAATTTATCAATGTTCAAAGCATGATTCTGCATGGAGGGGGGAGGGGGTTTGATAGGTTGAGAAAATCAGCACTACTAAGTCCTTTAAATATCCTCAAAAACAAAAAGAGATTGGATGGAAAAGTATGAGAGTAGTATCACAAAGCAAAGACGTTTCGCTTGATTTTGACCGGACCGAATTTAGAACAAACTATGAATGCATAAGCGCTACTTTTGATGGAAGAACTTTTGCCATTGGGAAATATGCTACACCAGAACGAGCAGCAGAAGTATTTATGGACATGCATAAAGCATATGCGCCTGTACAGGTAGTTTGCACAAATATGGACGAGAAACAAGTTTCTGCATTAGTTGCAGCATCTCAAAATGCACCGATTAGATGCGTCAAGATGGATGATCCTTGTATGGGAATAACTGTATTTGATAACATGGTCTATTACATGCCGGAAAAGTAGTGTTAATATAGCGCTATCGCCAAGCGGTAAGGCACTGGATTTTGATTCCAGTATTCGCAGGTTCGAATCCTGCTAAAGAAACTTGTGAGAGGAAAACAACCATGGTAATTATTAAAACGATTATATCGACGCTGGATGTTATTTTTATGCTGATACTATTTGTATCTGGCAGAGAATCAAAAGACAAAGAAACAGCAATTGCATTATGGGTACTTGTGATGTTGCTGTTGCTGAACATGTTTCTGATGTGGAGGTAACAGAATGTTTTATAGTCCAATATTCGGTATTTGCTTTCATCTGCCTATCATTTGTGCAGAGGAAAGAATACATATAACAAAATCAAAGGAACCGGACAGCACCGGAGATTTACTCAATCTGGATAGCGACGCAGAGCACCAGAGTGAGAAGTCGGAGCATCCAGTATAGCTAAACAAAATTTTAAATTACTGGCAACTTGTAAGAGTTGCTTACAAGATAAAAATCCTACATTGCGGCATTTTAATATGCCGTAGCGGAACGTAGCTCAGTTGGCAGAGCACTCGGCTTATATCCGAGCGGTCGCAGGTCCGATTCCTGCCGTTCCGATGGAGGAATGGGTTTAACGATCCATTCCGTAAATTCTCCTTCTTGGTGTTTTTCATGACACATCCTTTCGCCACTAGGACGATTCTGTTAAGGGCGGTGCGAGACCGTCCGGCGGTATTTGCCGCGGAGCGCGGCATTAGGCGTAAGACTATATGGTGATGAATGATGATCGTTCCGTAATTTGCTGACAAGCAATCCATATAGCAGTCAGACTTGATAGTTCGGGTGCCTATCCCACGGTGCCTGAGCTGTCAAAGATATAATTCCCCCATATAGTTAGGCAGTGGCAGAATGGGTATTGCAGGTAAAGAAACCTATCGGTAAGAGTGTTGCCAAGTGGCAGACGGGCGATCATCCGTAGTCAGCAACCACACCTTTTCTGAAACCAATAATGCAAGGTTCGAATCCTTGCCTGTCTAAGCGGTCAAATTATGCTGTTTGCTTGCAGGCGCTCTATGGTTTGGCTGTAATCGGCATTTTGTATGCCTAGTGCAACGCATGGCACGAAAAATATGATTGCTAACCGTCTGAGGGCGGTTTTGGGGAAGCGGCAACGATTGGCGGTGTTGCGGCTGACTGTAAATCAGTTCCCAAGTGGTAAACATTGGAGGTTCAATTCCTCTCTTCCCCACGCGCGAAAGCAAGATCGCAACTTGTAAGTAGGGTTTTGGCGGCATAGTGCGAGATCAGTTCGATTCTGATTAATGGCGGTTAATAGCATTGATAAGGCTAGCAAAGGCATGTGAAAATGCTATGTGGGTTCGATTCCTATGCTTGGAGCGAGTGAGGTGCAAGTCCTTACGTCAAAAGCGTCCGTCTCATTACCGGATAGAGTGTTGGTAGCGAAATCCCACTCGAAATAAAAAATACGCCACATAGTCAGCGAGAGTCCCAAGGGACCGTCTGATTATGTGGAAACGCTATAAGATTGGTTAGTCGAGTGGTAAGGCACCACCCTTTCATGGTGGTAACACGAGTTCAAATCTCGTACCAATCATGGGCGATGTTGCCAGTACACCCCTAGTGTGTTTGTTACAGAAATACAGGTGCTAATCAATATACCGGTTAAACTTAGCACAGGGAACTGGATTGAGCGGTTGCCATTCAAAAGATGGCGCAAACCGCTGACTAAAAGAAACTTGCACTTGGGGTAGTGTGGAGCAAGTAAAAAACGGAAACTGCTCGGCTATGCAGATATGGTGTAATGGTATCACAGGAGATCGCTAATCTCTCCAACGAGTAAAATCGTTGTCAAGGTTCGAGTCCTTGTATCTGCGCTCTTGCCCGAGCGAAAATCCTAGGTATGCCTTGGGTGTTGATGTGTGACGGAATAGGTAAACGGAATTGTCGTAGAGAATTGGTTGAAACCGACAACATAGATGACCAGATTGTACACTCCTGCGTGGTGCAAATCCACGCCACATCAATTTTGTATATCCGCTTAGTAAGGTGCTTTAATTAGAGGTATGAGCATGATTTTAAACTGTGTAAATTGTGGCGCACCAATTGAAAGTGACAAGAAAGCGTGCCCTTATTGCAAAACTCCATATGGTTTACGTACAAAGATAGAACTGGAACCACATATTGATTCAAACGGAAGGATTTGCAGACATGAACCGGAAATGATAGAAGTAACAACTTTGGAAGATTGTGAACATAGGTTTATTAGGAAGTAATTGAAATGTGTGATTTTTGCAATGGGAAAGAATCATATAAAACTGCATATGGAGAATTTAAAATCAAAAAATTGGGCTATATAAATGTTATTCAATGCCATATTGATAAATGTCCACAGTATGCTAAATGTTGTAGAAATGGAATGAACGTAGCGATAGCAATGGAAATTGAATTTTGCCCGATGTGTGGTAGAAAGTTGGTGGAAGAATGACATGCTATGAATGTGCTTATTTTGGAATTGAATGGAATGAATTTTTGAAAAAAACGATAGAATTTTGTAACCATCCAGAAAAGTATATTCCTCCAGTAGGATTTGCTTATAAAGAACACGATTGCGAATTTTTCAAAAACAAATCTGGGATATCAAAATGGGACTCTTATTCAGAAAAAGAAAAAGAACAGGCATTGAGGTATTTTCGTGAAAACTATCACAAAAATCCTATTGAAGGTTTAACATGCGAGGGGGCTGAAATGAGTTTCATTGAATATCTAAAAAATGTTGATGCAAACTCATAAGGAAGAGAAGGAGTGTATGAAGCATGATTGTCAATATCAATAACAGCACATACGAGATGAACAGCAAACAGTACAAAGCAGTTCTTGATACGGCGAGCAAAGCGGTTACCTGCGGCATATACGCCATTGAGAAGAACAAGGTAGCAATCATGCTTCGAGAGGAATATAAAAGCAAGGAAGAGCTGAAACAGGCAGTTGGTAATTATACGGCGAAAGGGTTTAAGGTGCATTGGAAATGAAAAAAACACGTTCAAAAATTATAATCAAAACTAGAAAAGGCGGTTACACAAAGATTTATGCTAACGGAAAATGGCAAAAGGGAGTGTATAATATTGATTTCCATGCTGACTGCACGCCATTGAGATATCCGTACATAAAAGTTTCATGCGAATTTGACAAAAATAAGACTGATAAAAACGGTTCGGTTATTTACGACCCGGAAAAAGAAGAAATTGCAAAAGAACACGTAGTTGCAAGAATTTAGAAGGAGATTTTATGAAGAAGCTATTTGTAAGCGTGCCAATGAAAGGCAGAACAGAGGAAGAAATCAAAGCAAGTATTCAAAAGATGAAGAAGATTGCTGAAATCTACGAGGGTGAGGAATTGAAGCTTATCGACAGTTATACTAAGAGTACCCCACCTAAAGATAGTAAAGAAGATGTATGGTACTTGGGCGAGAACCTTAAGAAACTGGCACGGGCTGATGTATTTATTGGAATATGCGAGAGCTACGATTGGAACGGCTGTAGCATTGAAAGAGAAACAGCAGAAAAATATGGCATTAAAGCATATATGATTCCGGTAAGGTATGTAATTGATGATTATAATGCACTTATGTACAAATTACATCCGGCTTGCGGTGATGCAATGCCAACAATCTAACAATATATTTACCGGCCAACAAATGGAGTTAGTCGCTAACCAACAAAAATTATTGGCAGAGGTCTTAATGCACTTCTGCTTTTTTGTGGAGGTGCTTTTCTTTTGGCAAGTTCAAGTCTAATTTCCACAGTAAATGGATATGAAAATTACATACAGGTGCATGGCGTTGATGAACAGGTTATGGATGCCATGGAAGAAGCGGCAAGGGTAGCCATTCTGACAGAAAAGGATGTTGATTATGGATTGAAAGTTTCTTCCAGGGCAAAGCAACTGGCAGAACAGTTTATTTTTCAATCCACTGGCGGTACACCGTGGGATTTAGAGAAATATTCATTCCAAAACAAGGTATCTTATGAAATTCTGGACAAATACTACGGAATTTTGCTTTTAGAAGCGCAAAACAAAGTTGTGGATAGTGCTTTCCAGTATTTGGAGAAGAAGAGAGAGCCTAAAGAGCGGTTTTACATGCCAAGAAGAAAGCAATTCTTAAAAATCGGACTCATAGATGCGCTGCAAGGCATGATTGATGATAGATATGACATCCTGTGCGTATCCCTTGTTCCAGGTGCGGGTAAAACAACGGTTGAAAAAATGTTTCACGCGCTTGTTGCCGGATGGTTCCCTAGAGATTTCAGTCTTTTTTATTCGCACAGTGGAGATATCACCAGAATGTACTATGACGGTGTGTACGATATTGTTACAAATACGGAAGAATATACATGGAATGAAATTTTCCCGGATCTTTCAGTGACAAGCACAAATGCAAAGATGGAGCAGTTTAATGTCGGGAAGTACAAATCGTTTCCATCCGTACAATGTACGTCTGTTGGTAGTAAGAATGCAGGTAAAGTAAGGGCTTCTAAGTTTTTACTGGTTGACGATATGATAGGCGGTATCGAAGAAGCAATGAATCCCATTATCCTTGATAAATTGTGGGATAAATATGCCGTAGATGCCCGCCAGAGAAAGATACAGGACACGGACGGCAAGAACTGCAAGGAAATACATATTGCCACAAGATGGAGCGTACACGACGTTATAGGGCGCATACAAAATATGTACGAGGGT